ACAAAACCAAAGTTATGGCCGTCACCAATGTCAAACTCAGACGATCCAATGTAAGCATCAATTGCAACAGCGGTGCCGGTTGTGTTGTCATTTAAACCTGTCTCATGGTTAATTAAGTTACCCGTGAGCGTCGCGGTGACGTAGTTTGCCGCAATAGGAACAGTCTGCAACCCAGAATCCAACCACGCTGTACGCGACATAGTGCCGTAGTACCAGATTTTCTCAAGATAATTATAGATAACGTACCTGTCTACTACAGTACTGTTAGCCGAACAGTAGAACCACCAGATCTCATTAAAGCCTTCGTTTGTTCCAGCAAACACCTGCAGTGATTGTTCTTGGTTAAAGTCACTAAACACAAAGCGGCGTAAATCGCAAGGTAACGTGTTTACACGGCCATCGTAGACGTAGAACTTATCCACGCCCATCCAGTACACAATACCTGAAGCAATCACAGCTGCGTTAGGACTCATGATAGAAATGTTATCGCCAAGTAACTGCGGTGCCCACACGTACGGGGGGCCAAGGTATTGAAGTGAATATATAGCTGAGTCAGTAAACACTATAATTTCTTGTCGGGTTTGAACCGTAGTAATAATTTCAGAACCATGAGATACCCGAATGCTACCCGCTTGGTTTGTAATGTTTGGTGTCCAGTTAAAGATATCGTCTTGCGCTGACCAGCGGATTAGCATGGGGTCAAGTATGTTAGAGCCGTAATCGTTTACACCAAAAGTTATAACAAAACGTGATGCGTCAGAAACGGTCATGTTGTTCTGAACTGTAGGCACATCCACAATCAAAGATACCGCCCCCGTGCCTGAACTTACTGTATTGACTACTACACCAGCGCCATCTATTAAATTAAATGTCAGACCCTCCACTGCAAACACATAGTATGTAGTTGCCGCAGACACGCCACTTGGCAACGAGCCGCCAGAGAATTGAAGCGCAGCGCCTTCGTTATAAAGAACAGTTGAAGTAACAACTGTAGGAGAAGCGTTTGTAAAAGATACCGTACCTCCCAAGGAATTAAGCAATACACCGCGAGTATTAACGCCGTCGTTTGCTTCCCAATAATAAATAGCGCCGCCACGAGGACCATAAATTAAATCTTGACCATAATTAATTTCGTTCCACAAGCGAAGTGCAGATGTGGATGTAAGGCCATAGCCCCATGTACCTACCGTTGAGGGAGGTGCAACAGGAGGAGGACTACCCCAAACACCAGCGCCCCAACCTACAAGTGGAACAGGAATAGCAGGGCCAACACTAACTTGATATGCGGCTATGACAGAAGCCCCACCACCGGGGGAGCCAACAATAGCCGTGGCATTTGGCGTTACAGAGATTACGATTGTGTAAGTATTGGCCGTCAACACAGTGACTTGAAACTCTTGGTTAAGCACCGCAGCCGTAACGTTTGTACCCCCACCGCCAATATCAACCGCACCGCTAAAAGTTACAAAATCGCCCGTTGCACACCCGTGGGCTGTGTCTGTCACAGTAACGGTTGTCGAAGCTGTTAAAGCAAACGGGTTGTTATTGATTGTGACTGTCTCACGAATAGGCGTGATGTCGTAGTAAAGGCCACCTTGGTTAATGTAGAACTTAAGGTTTGTACCAAGAGCAATTAAATTGTCGCCGTCAAGCGTTACCCAATTCCACAAAGAACGGCATACGCCTTGGAAATAAGCGGCGGAGAAAGGTGCCCATCCACCAATAACTTCGGGGTTGCCTTGACGAAAACGTACTTTGTCGGCTTCATACCAGCCACCCTCAGTGGTGTACCGCGTGTTTTCTTTATTCACGCCCGGCTTGAACAGTATTTTCTGTAATGGCATTGGTCAATCCAGTAGGGCGCACTCAGAGATACGCCGTTTAAGCAAGCCCGGCAAAACCTTGCCGCCACCTTTAGTCCAGAGCATTAGTTGTTCCTTGGCCCCTTCCCAATCATTGGCGTTGATTTTCCTCTTTAATGTGCTTGTTTGCAAGCGCCCAACGCCTAAATTGTAGGCAAAGTCTACGATGGCGTTGCACTTGCGCTCATCAATAAGAAGGCCGGGGCAGTTGCGTAAGACTCCGGGTAGGTAAGTATGTTCTAACTCAATCATTAAAAGCGCCCTTGCCGTCGGTTCATCCATTGGTGGGTCTTCCAAAGTTACCTTGCGCTTGTCTGCGTAGTAGGTAGAGCCGTAGCCAATCGTAGCTACACCAGCCGGACAAAGGTAGGGCTTGGCCCGATACCCTTCATACCGGCGGAACAGTTCTGCGGCTAGTTCTAAGTTCATTCTTCTTCAGACTGTACGTTTTCGTTAATTAACTCTTGTTTTACCAATTCCAAGCAACCAATCACAGTAGACACATACAGCGATTCATCGTATTTGTGTATTAGTTCAAGCAACTCGTCTACAAGACCGCCTGCCAATTTGCCTTGGTTCAAAATCATTTAAATACCCCGTTGCTTCAGAGTACGGTCGAGGAACCAATAGTTAATAGTCCCTGAGAGTAAAGCTGAGAAGTCAGGTGTCATCATGGTTTTAAACACTTCTACTGCTGGCGCTCCGGCAAGCCATGCGTTCCATGCAAACCATACGTGGATGAACGACCAAACAAACAGTACCCAGTATGTAACCACGGGACGCACAGAAGCTGACAGACTAGCAACCCAACCGCCTGCGGCTTTAACCATCTCAGCCTGCTGAACAATTGCGTTGTTAAACGCATCCATGACACCTACGTCAATAGCGGCTTCCCGCTGTGCGCCTATCTCGGCTAACTTCTGCTGACCACGCAGAGTTTCTAACTCACACTGACGGGCAAACATATTGAGTTCGTGCTGGCGCTCATTCTTCTTGTCAAAGAACTTTAGCACCTCGGGGGCCATACGGAACAGGCCGCCAAACACTGAACCTAAAATACCACCAGATAGGATGTCAAGCATTGGATTCCTTTATCGTAAACATTAGGTTTTTATGTGCAGGGTAATTGACAATTACTTCACCCTCGGGGCACTTGTATTTAATGTGGGCCATTAACGTAGCAACGCCGGGTGTTACTTGCGTGGTAGTGTCAAGCGTAAACTTGTACCCAAACTTGTCCACTGTGTCGCTGGCTGGGCCTGAAAACGTTGCAATGCTAGGTTTGGCTGGGTGTACGACCAATTCAGAATCCCGCACCTCTATCTTAAATGACGTAACTTCGCAGTTATCTCTGAGCTTCTGACGAGCCACTACAACCTTGAATTCGCCATTTGCAGGTGCATCGGATATTTGAAAGTGCTCTGGTGACCACTTGAGGATGTCTTTATGAAACACACCAAACTTGTCGGCAAGCGTATAACCACCACCGATCATGGCAGTTGAGGCAGTTACCGCACCAATAATCTTGGTGTAATACTCAAGTTCCATATCAACTCAAACTCCATGCAATGACGTACGTACCAAAAATTACGAAGGCCACTATACAGGCCGCCGCAATGAATGCTTCAGCCCAGTCCCACATTACGCTGGCTCTGGTACTTTTACCTTGGCTGTTATGACTGCTGTCGATGTCTCTCTATCGATTGTCAGGTAGCCTTGGCAAATGATGTTGTAGTCCTGCCCATTAGCATCTTTCTCGCTTTTGATGGGTACTGTGATATCGAGGTTCTTAAACAAAAATTCTTTGCCGTTTTCAAAGACGCGCCAGACGTGATCCATCGAACCGCGCCCAGCTTGGCCTCTCGACTTGTTAAATCTAATCTGGTACGTGTTCATACAATCTCAGCCGCTGGTGGCAACGCACAAACTTGTTGTTGCTGAATTACTGTTAAGTTAAAATGCACAAACTTAATAGGTTGCTCTGCTGCGTGACGGCTGAATGAGTGAGCAAGCCACGAGTTAGCAAAGATCATCATGCCGGGTTTAGGCGTAAAGTTAATTGCTTTACTGGCAGGGGTCGCCATGTTCATGTCTTGCTCTGGCAGATCAATCTGTATTTTGGCTGCGCGGGGATCATGGAACACCACTTTAGAGCAATCTTCTGGTGTCTCAAGAAAGTAAAAGCCCACAATCTGTGAGCCAAATCCATGAACGTGTGCGTCCATTGCAGAGTGTTTGTGATGCTCTTGTGTCCACATCTCTGTAAACTGCACTCCTTTGTCCTGCATGGCATAGCCCTGCTCATTGAGAATGTTCCAAGCAGTTGCGCCAACAAACTGAGTAAACCCTAGAACGCGTGGATCATTAATAAAATTGCCCGTCATGTGTACTGGGTAGATTTCATTTAAGTTGCGTTCTTTACGTGCAACTTCTAAGCCTTCTTCAGACACAACGCTAACCGCTTCTAAGAAATCAGGTCGCTCAATGATATAGATTGGGCAAGGGAAGTGGTGCGCAACTTGAAGCTGTGTGTTCTGCACAACTTGAGCCACTGATTCAGCGGCTTTGCACACTTTTTGTTTTGACTTCTTAATAGCGGTTTTGGCCATGTTTACTCCAATGCTTGAATTTGGGCTGACAAGGCGTTTAATTGCGCCATCAGTTCTTCTTTTGTTGGCGCAGGTGGGGCAGGAGGTGTCACTATAACAGGCGCAGTAAACACGCCGTCAGCGTAAGTCCAGCCGGGGCCAGCGTCAGGGCATTCAACCCAACCTTGTTGCGCAGCGTATTCAGCATCAGCAATTGCTACGTTAACTGCTACACCGTTTTCAATAATTGCATATCTGTTTGTCATGTTAATTCCTTACCAAGTGTAGACACGAGCAAAACCCGAACCGCCAGCACCACCAGCACCTGAGTTAAAGCCGTTGGTAGAGCCGCCTCCACCTCCACCTCCACCGCCGCCCAAACCTCCCGCACCGCCAGCGCCAGCGGCTACCGTATTACCCCCGGCACCGCCTCCGCCGCCTCCGCCGCCGCCGCCAGAACCAGCACC